TTTTTCCTTGCAATTTAAAAACTGATTTGATATATTATTAATGAATGCAGATGTAGTTTAATGGTAGAACACGACCTTGCCAAGGTCGATACGAGGGTTCGATTCCCTTCATCTGCTCCAAATAAAATAATTGCCTATTTAATAGGCTTTTTTTATGTTATTTTTTTGTTAGGTTGCATATAGGTTGCATTTCACTTTAAATTTTGTGAAAAAAAAGAAAACACTTGCTTATGAATTTGGTGTTTTCAAGGAATAAAATTAACTTGGACTGAGAAAATACCTAATTATCGACAATTAAATATTTGTCTCTTTTTTATGTCCTAATTAAATTATAACATATTCTTTAATATTTTTCTATCCTTATATAACTTTTTTAACTTGCTACTTTTCGGATATACCTTTTTTATATATTTAATGTTTTTTTCTAAATTTCTTAATTTTATTTCGATTTTGTTCATATTAATCCCCCTTTTTCTTGAGGATATATACTAAATTACCGCATAAAAAAAGTCGAGTATTTTCGTTCGACAAATTTTTTGTTTTTTTATCAAAAATAGTTGACAGTGGTACCGCTTAGTGGTATACTATTAATATGAAAGGAGGGAAATAAGAATGTTAACACTCGAAGATGCTATAAAGCTGATGAATTATGGTTATTATTTGATTTATAAAAATGAAAATATAATCATAGAAAAAGAAGAAAACCTCGACAAGTAATCTTCTTATGGTTGAGAGCAAAAGCTCTCTTCCATAAATATTTTAACAAAAAATGGAGGATTAAGCAATGAAAATAATTAAAAAAGTATTATTAAACAAATCACAAGGTACTTCTACTGCTATAAAAATTCGTTTAGATATACCTAAAGATTGGGCTAATGAAATGGGAATCGACGAAAATAATAAAGAAGTTATACTTGAATTTAATGAAACAAAAAAAGAAATAAAGATAACAAAAAGTACTTGACAGTGGTACCATTAAGTGGTATACTTAATATAGTTAAAGAAAGAAGGAAAATGAAAATGGAAAATTTTATGTTTATAAATAAGGAAATAGGACTTACTTTCGAAGAAATATGGAATGTGTGTAAAACTAAAAAAATATTTACGCAAGAATACGAAATGGAAATGGCATTAGAAATGGAACTACAATTAGGTAATATAGTTTGTATTGAAGAAAATAATGTTAATAGATTTTATAGAGTTTAATTAGAAAGAGGAAAAGAAAATGAAAACAATTTCGGTAACAAATTTTGAAGGAACAAAATATTATTTAGGAGAAAATGGAAAAGCTTATGACAATTTAAACGATAATTGTATATTTGAGGAATTTCCAGAAATGGATGAATTAATCAATTTGTTAGAAGATGGTCTAAAATACGTCGAAAAAGTAGTATTTATTGAAGAAGATGATGAAAATGAATTTGAAACAAAATATGAAGAAACAACATTTTCAAAAGATGAGATTCTTGAGTATTGGAATCCACCGTTCTACACTGCTAACTTAACTAATGCTAATGCTATTTATAATAAGGCTATTGAAAATTTATTAAATATTTATACTAAAGATGAATTACTAGATATTAAGAATTTTAATGAAATAGGAATTGTTGAATATGTTGCAAAAGATAATTTTCATATCGAAAATGATACGATAATTAGAGAAGATTAATCTTCTTTTTTATTGCATTTAAAAAAAGTGATTTCTCACTTTCTAAGCGTATTATAATATTCCCTTTCAAATAATTCATCCACTTCTTTTTTCGGTAAATCAGAATTTTCTAAAATATAATTATGCATAAATTTTACTAATAATTGTCTTTGTATATCATTATTTTTATTGACAATTTCAGTAAATAATTCAGTAATTTCACGAGGAAGATGAAAAGAAAAAGCTTTATATGAGTCTTTTCTTTTTTGTTTTAACTCTTCTTTATTTTTATCCCTGTACCTTTTTTGTCTTTCAGCTTTTGTTAATGTCATGCTATCACCTACTAATTATTTTACTATAATTATTTAATATTTCAAAGAATTAAAAAAGATTACTATTTGCAATCTTTTTTTAATTAATATTATTTCAAATTTTTTTTTATATTAAATTAAATTTTTTTGATATCGTTTATACTGAACCATCCATCTAAATCGCCATTTTTATTATCTTTATTAAGATTATATCTAAAAGAAGCGTTTGAATCAGCTATTTTCATTACTCTCATTTTTCGATTAGTGAATATTTTTGTATATGGTTTAGATCCCATCGAATCATATCTACCAAATCCGTTTACAACAACAGTGTCGCCAATTTTTATTTCGTCAATTGGTTCTTCTGTTTTCGGATTTAACTTTTTATTTACTTCGTCTGCTATATAAGAAAATTTACTTTCTAAATAAGGTCCAGGACAAGTAGTATTTGCAAACATATTATGTCTCGTTAAATTTCCATTTGAATCTCCTGTATAATTTAAACTAGAAATTCCATTTCTTTGGCAAATGTCTGTACATAAATCAATTAATTTAGCTAGAGCTTTATCTGAAACATGCCAATCAGAAGCTCCTCTATCGTTAGCAACTTCAATTGTTATTGCTTGATTATCATTTGTAGCATTTGAACTGCACCAGGTTCTATTTTTTTCTTCAACATACATTCCTACTCGACCATCGCTACCAATCCCATAGTTAGATGATGCTTGTCTGCTTGAGGATGCAAAAATGTTTCCACAAGTTTCTATCGATAAATTTCCAGCCATGTGATGAATTGTAATTTTTCGGATTGTTTTATTCCTTGGATTAGTACTATTTGGACTAATTTTTGTATAACTTACTAAACTTGAATTACTCATTTTCATCTTCTCCTTTTCCGTTACTTAATTCTTCAATTGCTTCTGTGCTTAAAAGTTCATCAACTTCTTCTTCAGTTGCATTAATTACTTCTAATTCTTTCATTTTATTCACTCTCCTTTAATGAATTTACAAAGCTCTCTATTAATACTTCTAATTCTGTGTCACTTATTGATATTCCTTTTTCTTCAAGCCATTCAAGAGCTTTTTCTTTTGCTTTTTGTAATTTTTCTTGACTATTTAATAATTCTCCAACTTGTTCTACATATTTTACAGTTGCTTCTACAATAGATTTTTTTGTTTTATCGTTTACATATTTTGTATATAAATTTTTAAGTGTTATTCCGATATAACTAGCTAACGCAGTTAATATAGTCATTAATATTTCAACAATATTACTTTGTAATGCATTTAAAACATTTTCTAACATTTTAAAATTCCTCCCTTAAACAAAGAATAACATGCTTCTATGGACATTTAGGGACATTCGATGAGTTATTCCTTTAAAAAACTATATCATTCTTTACGGTGCAAATGGGTGCAAATAAAAAAAACACTATAAAAGTATTTAATTTGTTTTTATGGAGGAGCCTACGAATTGTTATTGTTTAATATTTTATTAACCAAATATTGTTTATTATTATATATATTTCCTCTTATTATTTCTCCAGTTGTTCCATTTGATAAATTAAAATATCTATCTGTTTTTCTATAATTTTTATTTTCTTTATAAAAATTAATTATGTTTATTAAATCATTATCTTTTAATTTTTTATTAACAGATAATCTTCCAAGATTACTACTTGATATTTTTTTTCTTGTTTCTTCACTATTTTTTTTCCCTTTTTTATGTAATTCAGAATGCTCAGATCTTGTCATTAATTTTAAATTTTCTATGCGATTATCATTTTTAATACCATTAATATGATGAACTACTTCATATTTTTTTAATTTTCTACCTATATAGTTTTCCATAATTAATCTATGCTCATCAATTAGTGAATTGTCTTTTAATCTCAATCTTTTATATTTATTCATAATCTACCTCCTCAATAAATAGATTAGAGCAATGATTGAGGCATTGCTCTATTTATATTATATCATAATTTGGAGGAGCCTGCCGGGGATGATCCGGCGATCAAGGAGTTGCAGTCCTTTGCCTTACCACTTGGCTAAGGCTCCAATAAAAAGTCTTAAGCCCACACGGGTAACCTAAGACAAGCCATTATCTTCAAAAATTATTTTCAACTTGCTTCTATATTGTAATTTTTGATTTATCACTTATTTTTGCCTGCTAATTGTTAAAGTGTTTGATAACAGAAATTAACGTCCTCTAGCAAGTTCAGAGCAGTTCGTTAAGTAATTTAATTATATCAAATATCTTGTGTTTTATCAATGTTATTATTATCGATTTATTCTAATTTCTTACCACATAAAGGACAAAATTTTATTAATTGTTTTTCTTGTTCTCCAAAACATTGAGGAAATTCTGCTTCATATGATGGTGGTAATGGCGCTTCCATATCTTTAAACCAATTGCAATAAAGACACTTTTCGTTTTTTATTTTTTCTAAAAAACAATCTTTTGCAAAACGATTAGCATTTTCAAGTTTATTCGCCTGTTCACTTTCTTTTAAATTAAGTGAGAAAAATATTGTTCTAGTCTTTTTTTTGTAATTTTCTAATGCTCGTTTTTGAGATGGATATGAATCTTTAGGCATTTTCATTCTCCTTATATTTCTCATATTTATTTAATGTTTCTTGTAATTTATATACTAATTTCTCATCAATAGGAATATTAATAACTCTAGTAAAATCACTTGCTATATTTTCATTTGTATACATTTTAATTGTTGGTTCATCTAATATTATTGGAATTTGATAATTATTTGATAATATACATCTATATAATGTTCTCATTTCTGAATAAAAATATTGCAAATCATTTCTTAAATCAAAGTTCTCATGCATTAATTTATTTAGTTTTTCTTCTTGAGGAGTCAACCGTTGACTTTCTCCTAAAAATACAGTTTTTATTCCTTTTGTTAATTCATTCATTTATTCATCACCCATCAATTCTTTCTTATCTCTATATTCTACATATTCATCTTGTGTTATTCCAAATTCTTCTAATATTGTATCAATAGTTTTTTCAAATGGAATATTAATAGATGGAAAAGGTGTTGCAAAAATACTTTCACTCCATTGTGTCTTTTCAACTTTACAAATTATTTTCCAAATTTTATTTAATAATTCTTCTCTATTCATTTCCGACCACCTTTTCTACTAATCCTACTTGGATTAAATCATATAACCAACATAAATCATTACCATCAATATCGCTTGTAGTTGTTATATAAATAACTCCATTAGAATATAATTCAACAAAACTATTTTCAGTTTCTAAATCAGCTAATGTATGAATTCCCGATTCTGAATCAATTTTCTTTTTTATATTAAATCCAAAATTTTGTAATTTTTTTAAATCAATATTATCTCGTATTTTTAATTTATCATTCATCTTTCAACAACTCCTCTTCTTTTTCTAAAATAATAATATCCTTATTCATAATCAATATACTATCACAATCCCAGCCGTATAAAGCCATATACAAACCTTTTCCTGTTCCTGCAAGAACTTCAATAGCATCATAATCTTTGGCTAATTTTTCAAAATCTAAAAATATATTAAACCTTGTAGTTGATTTTAATTGAGGTAAAACTTTTAATTGTTCTGAATTTTCAATAAGTAATGTTCTAGCATTATCTTTTATTGTAAATACAAAAGAATTATCTTCATTACAATCTACAAATTTTTCTTTATCATTCCAATTTTTCCAACTATATTCTGCATTTATATCACAAGCCCATAATCCACCTTCAGGTTTAACAAAATTATCATTTTGTATTTCTTCAAATTTATTCTTATCAAAAATATTGTGTCCATAATGAATGTATTTTTTCATTTCAATCTCTTCTTTCTTTAAATTAATACTTTTATTTTAAATAACTAGCCTTTTCTAAGTTTTCGCAATATTTAGCTTTTGTATTCCATTGATTAAAACATTTATTGCAATTAATTATATATCCAGTTTTTAAACCTCTATATTTGATATATCCTATTATTTTCCAATTTTCTTTATTTTTAATTTCACAATTACAAGATTTTCCAGATGCTGAATTTCCCATTCCTCTTGACATATAAATCAATCCTTCTTTCCTTAACTAATACCAATTATATACCTAATTGACTTATAAGTCAACTTATATAACCGAAATAAATAAAAAAAGTAAATAAATTAATATTTACTTAAATAAATTATCTTTATATTCTTCAATTTCTTCTTCAAGTTCTGGGTAATTATTCAATAAAATTCTCGATTTTCTCAAATAATCATTTGCAATTCTGTTATATTCATTTTTTGTTTTATCACAAATATTACTTTCAAGTAAATCTTTATATTCTTTAGATTTTCTTAAATAAAATTTTATTTGTTTGAGAATTCTATTCATATTTTGTTTCCCAAGTTCTTGTAAAATTCTTTGAATAATGAAAGACACTCTTGAAATTGGCACTTAATCCTTATTTCTTGAACGACATCCTCAAATTCTTTTAACATTGTTTCAAGCGAAGAAATCATTTCATCTTTTGCCATTTGTGTACGTTTCATTTCGAATTTATCAGAAGATTCATAGAACTTGATTGTAGCTTCATTTAACTCTTCTATCTCTTCGCTAACACCTTTTTTAGGATATATATCTATTTTATCATTTACGACCGTTACGACAGGTTTTTCTTCGTTTTGGTATGATATATCGTCTTCAGTATTTTCGTTTAAATTTGATTCTATTATCGTTATTAAAGAGGCGACTAAAGAGGCACTCTCTTTATTAGGTGTTTCTTTTAATAATTCATCAAGAGTTTCTTGACTAGCAATTTGCCATTTTTTTAAATTCATTTGAAGTTATCACTTCCTTTTTATATATAACCGTATTTTTTTTCTGCATCTTTTCGAGCTTTTATGGCATCTTCTTTATTAGTATATCTACCAATATCAATTTGTTTATAGTTGTTCCAAATAGTTGCTCTCCATTTTTTTCTTGATTTATCATAAGAAATGCCTTTTATACCACTTTTATTATTAGAATTTAATCCCCTATTAATAGTTTGTTCTTTTTTGGTTGCCCAATGACAATTAGATGGTTCATAATTACCATCACTATTAATTCTGTCAATAGATAAATCATCTTGATAGCCATTTTCCATAGCCCAATTATAAAAATTCATAAAATTGTTTTTCCATTCTTCACAAATGGCTATATTTTTACCACCATAATATTTATAAGCTGTATTATTTTTATTATAACATCTATCTTTCATACTAGCCCATATTGAATATAATCTTGTATTAATCATTCCGTGTTTAATATTAGTTATATGTGCTTTTTTTATAGTTCTTATAGATGTTTCTTTGCTTAAACAACCACAACTTTTCGTTGTTCCATTACCTAAGAATACTGCTTTTACTTGTGCTGTGTTACCACATTCGCATTGACATAACCAAACTTTATTTCTTTTTATTTTGTCTAATCCAATAATTTTTATAGCTGTTAATCTTCCGAATTTTTGCCCTGTTAAATCATTTACTTTTCCCATAATATAATTCCTTTCTCGAACTTTTGTCCATATAAGAATATTATATCACAAGTGACGCATAAAGTAAATTATGATAACTCAAAATCTAAATCATCTTTTTCGCTAATATGCTTATGTACCAACATACTAATAATTCCTAAATCATGCATATTCCAGCTAGTTAAATCAAGTCTATTTTTGATAGTCTCAATTCTGAAACGTCTTTCTTGACTTTCATGTGCTAAATCAATCAATTTTTTATAAATACAAATATCTTCTGTTGCAATAGTTTTTAAAATTCCACTAATACAATCTTCAAGTTCTGTTTCCAATTTTACAGCAATATCCAAAGCTGATTTAAAATCTTGTAAACTTGATATTTTGTGATTAGCATATGTATCAGCAATTTCATCATCAATCATTGCATTGAATTTAATTCTATCCTCTGTTATTTTTTTCAAACAAATCATATCTTTATAAATGCATTCGCTTGTTTTATCAAATAAATTTGCAAATCCCCTTAAAGACATTCCTCTTAATCCATAATTATTATAATAAAACATATAATTCCTTTTTAGATAACTAAATATTTTATTTAATTCTTTATGTAAGCTTGGATTTTGCATTTCTTCGGGATTTCTCATTGAATAATCCATATGTTATTCCTCCTTAACGAACTTTTTCTACAACAACTTCAACATTACTAAAAATAGCACCAACACCAGTATCAACAAACGTTAAAGATACTGAATTTCCACATTCACAAATAGATGGTGTTACACAAACTAACGTAGTAAATGCCATATTTACTATATCTGTAGTTGCAGTACTATCTTCAGTAGCTTCTGCTCCTGGTTGAAGTACTCCATTTACAAAAAGTTGTACTGTAATATCTCCAGCAGTTCCACTTTCTGCTGCGTCCCCATTGAAATGAACTTCGTAAATTCCTGGAAAGTTTAAACTAATTGAACTTGATCCAGGTAAATGAGTTATAGAACGACCTGCTCTAACTCTATTTGTATTAAAAACTATTGGTGAATCTGTAGTGATTGTTTGATCTGTGTTTGTGTATGTGTCAAGGACACTTATGCAATTATTTTTCATTTTTATTTCTCCTCTTTTTTATTTAATTTTTTTATTTATTTCTTCTAATAATTCGGCAGTCTTGCCACTGTTATTAGTGTTTCGTGTGTTAATTTCTAAAGTTTTTCTATTTATTGCCAAATTTTTATAACTAACTTGCAATAATTCAACTGTTAATGCTAATATTCCAATATTTATAAAGAAATTAAACCATGAAGCTTCATCATTCTTCCGATTGTTCGGAAACATCATTTGTGTCATTGGTATTATTTTCTTTGCCATTCAAATTATCGATAGTATTTTGTACCATTGGTTTAATAGAATTAATAGCACCATCTATAATTGGATTTAAAGATTGATTTATCATATTTCTAGTTTTATCATTACCAGCTAGCAAACCAGCAATAAACCCTCCTAAAAAGTTCATATTTTACCTCCTTATTTGAAACATAGATTTTTTTATAAAAAAACGACTATTTCTAGCCGTTGTTACATTTCACGCATGTATTACGACTTAATTTTTTTTAGAAGCAATCATTACATCCACGTCTAAAATCATCCCTACGACAATCAATATCGTGAGTATTTGGAGTTACACACTCTGCAAATACTGGAGGTCTCTTTGGAAGTTCACACATTAAACGTTCTACCATTTCATCAACTTTTTCGATTTTATTATTAATCATTCCAGTTTGTGCAGTAGCAAACATTTCTTGTTTAAGAGTCATATTTTTCATATTAGACTCAGTTAATCTATCACGTAAATCTTGAATATAATTTTGTTCAATTAATGCACGAGTCTTTTCACCTTCACAATGAGTAGCTTCTATTTCTTTACAGCAACACATTTGTTGCTCTAATTCAATTTTGCAAAGCTTATCCTTAGTGTGAGACTCTAATTCCCAATTAGATTCGTCCTTATATGTTGGCTGAACACAAGGTCCGCATCCACCAAATCCATAAGGCATTGGTCCATAACCATATCCACCATCACGATGTCCGCCATCATGTCCATCTTTACGGTCGAAAAGTACAAAAAGCACGATTACCACTAATAAGATAGCCACCCAAGACGAACCCATTCCAGCACCGCCAACTACATGATCATATTTGTTTTCAATCATTTTATTTTCACCACCTTTCTAATAATCTATATTTCAAACTAGCTTTCGCTAAGATTTGACAAATTAAAGTTTTGGATATTTTGATACCCTATTTTGATTGTTGCTATTGGAATTGTTAGAATTGTTATTATTTTTTATTGCATTAACACTTTTAGAAAGTTCATCAACATTTAAACCCTTCATTTTCGCAATAGGCATAGCTATGCTACTAGCTTTATCTATAAATGATGTAGGGATATTATTTTTTCTTAACGCTTCTTGAACCCCTTCCAAAGTGTCAGGAGTTCCTTGTACCATTTTTAGTCCTTGTTCATAAGCACTATTTATTTCCTGAGGACTTTTTCTTATTATCGGTGCTACTAGACTCACTAGCCAATTCGGTAACATTGTTGGCATTTGCATTATTATTCAACTCCTTATCATTTTTCATTTCTTGTATTTCTTCTTTTAAACTTGAAATTATTCCTAACATTTCTTTATTGAATTCTGCTTGTTGCTGATTTTGTTCTTGAATGATTTGTTCTGGTGTCTTAGGTAATTCAATAACTTTTAATTCTACAAGTTTATTGTAATATTCATCTAATCTTTCTTGAAGTTCACTAACATATTTAACGTCATATCCTGCTATTGAACGTCCGTTTGTTCCCTCTCTCCATATAGTTCCATCTTTGTCGATATAAGCCACAAAAGTCACGCTCCCATTAAAGTTATAACTTGCATTTGCATTATAATTAAAATCCATTAATTATACTTCCTTTCGATATTTTTCAAATAATCAATTAATTCTCGTATTCTTTTTTCCATACTTTTTCTCCAATTTTAGTTTTAAAAAAAGAAAGTTATGATTTGTGATTAAAATTTCACTACCAATCGCCTCATTGACTTTTGGACTTTATTCATAAACTTCCTTTCTTTGAATTCATAATTTGATTTTAGCAAAAGAAAAAAATTCTAGTCAGTGTACACCAATAAAAAAAGACTATAAATTTTTATAGCCCTAATTTCCCAATTATAAAGAAATATCCTTTGTCTAATTCATGTACTATATTTCTATTGTCAATATCAAATTCATTGCTTATTTCTTTGAATTTTTTATTATCTATAAATTTACGTTTATAGATCAAATATGTTTTAGTAGATACTTTAGATTTTAAGTCTTCTTCTGCTTCAAGATATTCTTTATATTTATCAGTTGCACTTTCGTATTTTATGAAATCAATAAGTGGCTGATATTTACTATCACCATCTTGTACATATCCAAAAAATAATTTTCCTAAATTATCTCTCTTGTCAGGCAAAGTACTTGTAAAATAACAAGAAACAGAAGTCAATAAAATAGATAAAACAAATACTGATAATCTATCTATACCTAACAAAAGAGATAGTTTTATATCTACAAATATTAGAATGAAAAATAATATCGTCAATGCATAACATTTTATTAATCCTTTTGCATGAATTGGTTCATTAAATTTTCCTCTTAATATTAAATAAATTGGTAATTGTACAATTGATATCAAAAATTCGTTCAAATTAAAAGGAGTAATAAAAGAGAATACTATTACAAGTATAATAATACTCAAAGTTGTTACTACCCCATGTATTGTGTATGCTAGTTCATCTGTCACACTAAATCACTTCCTTATTATCTTTTTCCGAAGAATAGTTTTCCCCACATATATATCACCTCCTATCTTATAAAACAGAATAAATTTTTGCTATTAAAGATATTATAGCGACCATAACATAAATTATAATAACCAACGAAAAACCATATCTTATATAAAAATTATTGTTATTCCATTTAATTGACAATTTATTATATATTTTGTTTAAATAATTTTTCGATAAATATACAAATATAATTTTAATTAAACTAAATAAAATATAAATTAAATAACTTTCTATTAGATTTGAAAAAATTATTACAATAACAAGTTCTATAAATAATTTTATTAATAGCATAATAGCTATAACTACTACATCATAAACTTTTGTTTTTATTTTAAAAATATATTTCAATAATGTTATTGATGTTATTATAAAAATTAAATAAGCACTTAAATTTTCAATATTTATAAAGCCGATTATTAAAGTTGATACTGTAAAAACAATTAGATATTTATAAAATTTCCCTTCTTTTTTAGCGAATTTCACAAATAAACTATAATATAAAATTTCAAATATCAAAACTACGATATTCAACATATGACTCCATCACTTTCTATGAAATCACACAAATCTTTAACTCTTTTTACTCTTTTTCTTTGGAGGTAAATCAAGAACTTGATCTACCAATTTTTCAACACCATGATTTCCACCTAATTGCTCATAATTTTTAAATAAATCTGTTAAGCAAAATCGAGCATAATCAGGCAAATATCCAATTTCTAAATAATGTTCTGCTTTACTAACTATTTGACTTCTTAATAAAGAAACCATGCTATCTTGCATAACTTTATCATTTGCTTCACAAGTACTTAATTTTTCAGTAATGTTATTCTCCAAGAAAGTTTGCCTTTTTGTTACTAATTCAGTTAATTCATTCAAATCATTTTCGACTTTATTTTTTTTATCAGTCTCTTTTTTTTTATTTTCTTGGCGATTTTGAATTATTTTTAATAGTTCAGGATAACCCTTTATAATTGCTATTATTAATGCAATTCCTATTGCTCCCCAAAATCCAAAAGTTTTAAATAAATCTATTGCTGTATCCATACTATATTCCTCTTATTTCCTTTAACTATTTATAACAGATTCTTCATTTGCTACTAATATTTGACTATCTCCAACAAAATAATTATTATTATTAACTACTCTTATTTCATAGACTGTTGTAGGTTCTACCTCTGTTATTTCGATATTTTTAATAACTGTTGTTTCGCCTGCCATATTAATTAATTCATCACCAATTTTTAAATCTTTAGCAATAATATATTTATCTTTAACAAAGAATGGATGGCTCCAAGTTGAATTGATAATTTCTTTATCTATATCTATTTTATAAATTTGATTAGTTTCATGTGTAACTAATTTATCTACTAATTTTAATTCGATTTGATTTTCACTATTTTTAGAATAAACTTTATCCCCAATTTCAATATCTTGTATCATTTTTAAACCGTTTTCTGTTGATACTAAAGTTTCACCAGTAAAACATGCCCGTCCGCCAGTAATTTCTGTATATTCTGTTGTTCTTCCAGTTTTGTATATTTCTAATGTTGTTCCTTCGATAAATGAATATCCATCATGATTTGAAATAGTAATTGAATTTATATTCTTTGAGGTTATATATTGAGTTCCAAACAATAAACCACTATAAGAATTTCCATTAGAATGAGGTGTATTTGAAAATGTTGATTTAACACAATAAACCTCTCCAAACATTTTTGTGATTGTAAAGTCGCAAGAAAAATAATTTTCTGTTATTGCTATTAAAGAAAAATTTCTATTTCCTGAACTAACAATAGTGATATTTGTTCCGTTTTCATTTACAATTCTACTTTCCGAAAAATTTGTAATTGTATAATCATTATTAAACCGTATGCTAACTCCTGAACGAATACCATTTGTCATTATTCTACCTGACAAATAACATTGATATATTTCACCATCTGCCAAAAAATCTAATCCATAAATTGTAAAGTCATTAGCTTCTTCAATTAATTTATAAGCTCCAACTAAAGTACCAATTTGTTTGCCTTCTAATTCATTAACTTTTAAATTTGTTGTGTTAATTTCATTTCCACCAAATAAATCTCCTTCTTGAACATATTCAGTTACATCCTCAAAACTAACTGTTCCATCTTCATTAGTGATTAAATTATATTTTCTTTTTCCATCAAAGATATCATCTTTGAAATCTGTTTTTAAGCTCATAATCTTTTTGCTCCTCCTAGTCTAAATGATAATCTTTGAATACCATTTTGTTGTCCAATCAATAGTCTATTTAACAAATCAATTGTTCGTTCAATTCTATTAATATCATCGGCATCCCAAACCACATCATTACCGTTAAACTTTTTTGTATCTTCGAACAATTCATTTAATCCTAATTTATCAATTAATGATTGTAATGCTGTTTCTATTCTATTAAAAACATCAGGCAAAGGAGTTGTTTGACGAGTTATAAAAGCTAAAGAACTCATATTTTCGTAAATTTTATTAGATAGTTTAATATTTTCATTAATATTATTTGCTATACGATTATAATCTTCGACATCAAAATTTCCATTAATCCAATCTGTTTTTATTATCATTAATTCACCTTCTTAACTATTGCCGAACCACTAATTGTCCCTTTGTAAGCTATTTCGTTTCTAATAGTTTTAGCATTAATTTCATCACTAAAATCGGTTTGACTAGTAATTAAATCAGTTGCTTGTAATTCAGGATTACCTCTATAATTAAAACTATAAGTATTTCTGTTTAATAAATAATCTGATTTCCATTTTGCAACTTGATCGGCTTGTGCATTACTTGTTATTAATGGATTATCAATTACTTCATCTTCTCCAGTTTCATTGTAATAATATGTTTTTTCAATTTTAGTTGTTTTAATGTTAAATCCCTGAAGAATAATATTTGCTCTTTTTGTAACTTTTAGATCAACCATTCCCATATGAAATCTACTTTTATCTAAATCTAAATAATCGGTTTCTCCTTTAATATCAGTTATTATTGCCTCTTCTATAAATATTCTCTGCAATGTTTCACTTGGTTCTAAAGTAATATTTAATAGTTCTTTAGCATTTCCTTCTTCATCTACATCCATTATTAATTCATATTGATAAATATTTACAGTTAAATTTTTTAATAAAGGTGATAATTCAGCTTTTAAACTGTTTTTTGATATAGTATTAAAATCTAATTTAAAGTCTTGTTTTTTTAAAGAAATAGGCTCAATTCTAATGATTCCATTTTCATCTTCCCAAAAAATACACATACTTGCCTCTGCAATCATTCTTAATAAATCTTTCATCGGTAACAATGGTATATATGGAGTTATCCAAATACTGAGAGCTTCAAAATTTAATTTATAATTTGAAATACCTAATCCATAACTTAAAATGGCATCCGCTAAATCGTGTAATGTAGTTGGAACTAACGTGGAAGGTCTATAAATAAAACTATCATTTGCAGTACTAATAAAATTAGAAGAATTCAAAGTAACTACGTCATTACTAACTATTGGTTTAGCATCTAAATAAAATTTTCCAACTTTTAATGTTTCTGTTGTTCCAGTTTCAAATATATCTTGTATAAATTCAATATTTATTTCTTGTTTCTCATTTATTATTTCATAAATCCCTGTAGGATTATCGATATCATATAAATCATCTTTATTAATAAAATTGAAATTGAATGTTTGTGTTGGAAGTCTGCGACTGATGGGATCTATTTCATTTATTAATTTACTTCCTTTTGATTGAACAATATCATTTTTATTAAATTCGAGGTTTGTTTTAAATACAATATTTCTTAATCTCGCTCTTTGGAAAGGTCTTATCTTAATCCAAGAAATACTAACTAAACTAATATCTTTCATAATTTTATTAAGAGTAAATTCATTATTATTAATTTCAAATTCTTCGCTATCTCCATCTATTGTGATTCCAATAATCAAAGGAAATTGATTTAATTCTCCATCAAAAGTTAATGTTATTCCAAATACGGTTTTTTTTCTTTTAAACACAATATTTAAAAATGGTTCATAATCGAAATAACCATTTTCATTACTTAGTACAGAACTTTCAAATCCAATATTATAAGCATCAATAGTATTTTCAGGAATAACTAATTGTCCAGCTCCTAAAATAAACCTATCTTGTTCAAAACTTACATATGTTTTATCTAAATTTTGTTTTTTAAGAAATATATTTCTAGGATTTCCTAAATAAGATTGAACTGAAAAATCCAAATCAAAATCCTTATCTATAAAAATTTCATCAGTTACTGCTAAAGAAACTCTTATATCAGTAGGCATTCTAAATTGTTGTTTCATTTCATTTTGATATTCAGAAGAGGTTGCTATCATAATTAATCTCCCTCTCCTGTATCAATAAAATTCAGAGTTGCAGTATCATAGACTTCTATGGGTTTTCCTGAACTTTCATCCATTAATGAAAAGTTAACTTTTGGATTTCCAGTATAAAATTTTCTAGTATGCCATACACCTAAATTATGATCGAAATATCTACAATAAAATGTATTGCGGTTTACTTTTCTAAATTGATTTAATTCCCACCAAATTTCTACTGGTAATAATCCCCATGAACAATTTTGTTTATCATTTTGTCGTCCAACAAACTGTCCAACCAAAACATTATTTGCATTTCTATTTCCGTCAAAAGCCCATTCACTTTCAAAACTTGCTGGAGAATCAGGAAAAGGAATTTTAAGTGCATTATTAGAATTTGCTATTGCTATTGTACTACCTAAGTACATAAATCCTTTATCTTGCATTTCTAAATGCCACCCCTCCAGATTGAATACCACGACTTGCTTCGGCACCTTCGACTGCAGTTAATAAATCGTTACCAGTAAATGAATTATAGATACTTAAATTATTAATAGCGGTTATTAATTGATCTAATTTATTAATTACCTCTTCGTTATTTCCATTATTTCCACTTTCTTCTCTTACAATCTGTCTAATTAAATCTTCAGGAGCTAATATTTCACGTTGTGTTGGATGGTCACCTGCTATAAATTCCATTTCCTTATTAGGCATAAATACATTCCCAGTTGCAAGTTTCGGCAAAGGATTACTACTAAAATTTGTCGCTCCAAATGATTGTGCTGCTGATAATGAACCTGCATTAGCTCCTTCAAATGTTGCAACTGGTGACTTTTTAGAAAATAGCATTGAACCTGCTAATAAGCCTAATCCTGCCACGATTGCTGCCGCTGCTAAACCTACTGACCATGATGTGTGAAATATTGCTATTGCTGCCGCTGCTGCTAAACCTGCCGCTGCTAAACTTCCAAATATAGTAATTGCTCTTTGAAGTGGTGTCATATTTTCCCAATTTTTAATTAAAGATGTAATGCCCAACGCTAATGCTCCCACAGCGAATACTGTAATTAATAATGGAACATTTATAGATGCAAAACCACCTTTCATTAAGCCCAAAGCTATAATCAATCCTGCACTACCTACAATAATTTTTATTATACCAGTTATGGCTCTATCTAAATCACCACTCATTATATCGGCTAATCCTGATATTATAACTATAACTCCTCCTATCGCTAATCCTAATCCACCTTTGCCAACTAAAATTCCAATTAATCCAGCTCCACCAAGTGTGTAGATAATTCCTTTAATATTTTTACTTAAACTACCATCACCACTAAATATTTCACTTAATCCCATTATTAATAACCCTACTCCTACTAAAGCCCAACCTAATCCTGTAGGACCAAACAATATTGCGACTAAACCTCCTAAAGTGGCTAATAAACCAACTTTTATTCCATCATCTAAATCAGTAAACCAATCATAAGCATCTTTTAATAATGGTTTTAAATTTTCAATAGCTTTTGCAATTCCATCAAAAAATCCTTCTATTTTTTCATTTGGCTCAAATTCTGCCAATTCAGAAAAATCCAATCCACTTGTATCTTTTGCGGTTTCATCTAAGGTTTTGTTAATAAAGGTTAATTCTTCTAAACTATTATTAGCACTATCTGCTGCTTTTTTTACTTCTTTTATGGCTTTTGCTTGTCCATAAAGTGCTTTAGCACTTGATTTTGCTTGATCTAATGTTTTACCAAATAAAGTTGCCACAAATTTAGCTGCATAATAAGTAACTTGTTGCAGAACTTTCATAAATGAAATTAAAATAGGTTGAATCGTTTCCCAAATTGGTGCAAATGCTGTTAATAAATTAACCTTGATTGCATTTAAACTACCAGCAAATTCATCATTTTTCATTAAAGCATTTCCTAATCCTTGTGTAAGACTTCTTATAGCAGTTCTCAAAGTTTGAAAAACTGCTACCGTTACAACTAAATTTTTAATTCTAGTTGCTAATTTAGTAAATCCATCAGACATTTTGTTTGTAGATTTTTCGACGACGTTCCCTGTTTCTTCGCCTTTTTCTTTCATTTCTCTAAGTCTTTTGTTTGCAAGTGCCAATTTTAAAGTTAATTGTTCAGAATTTTCTTTAGGTTGTAGAGGAAATTCCATTTTACTTAATTCAATACGAGCCTTTGTTGCTTCTTCACTTAAATCACCAAATTCTTTTACTAATTTGTCAACTTCTTGTGTTTGTCTTTCATAATCAATTCGTTGAGTTTCTATTTCTTGAACTTCTTTTAATTTTTCAGCTAAATTGCTAATTGCTATTTGTTGCTTCATTATCGCAGTAGTTGTTTCACCAAAAGATTTAGAAATTGAATCTCCCATTTTTCCAAATACATTTTCAGTATTTCTTACATTTTTTTCTATAACTGACCAACCTTTTTTTAATCCCTCAAGATTAAAACTAGTATCTATTCGAACTGCTGCCAATTCCACACCTCCTAACTATTTAATTTATTTTGCATTTCTTTTAATCTTTTTAATTTTTCGTCATTGACTTTTTGGAATTCATTTAATATATAAATTTCAGGAAAATCTTTTCTTGCTTGTTGTTGTTCTTTTGTTGCTTTTTTTAATCTATGAGCCAAACGATTATTGATTATTTCATAATATTTACAATCTTCCTTTAAATCTATAAGTTTGTCATTGAATATGTACCAATGTAATTTAGGATTTTTTAACAAAATATCGTTATGGGTATAATTAATAGACGAAAAAATATATTTCCAATCTTGAAACCAAGAAAACAAATGTTCATAAATTTTTTTTGAGGATTTTGTTTTATTTTCTTTTTGTTCTCCACAATTCAAAAATTCCATAGCTTTTTTTTGTGCTTTTTCCATATCTTTTGGAATTTCTTCTTCATAAAACATTTTAAGCATTACATAAGATTTATCATTTTCACTTAAATTTGCTGTTTCATACATAACCATAATATTTTTACAACTATTATAATCAAATCTTATTTTGTAAATGATTGGCTCTATATCGATTTCATAATCTTCATCTGAAATAATATCAGTATCAAAATAAAGATTGCCATTTATATCTAAAATTTCTGTTGGCAAATTATCTAATGAATAATCCATTATTTTTTATTTCCAGCTCTTTTTTGTTCTCTATTTTGTGGTATGAATTTTTTCATTTCATCTTCTCTTTGTTTTTGTGATTTTTTAAATTCTTTAACCATATGTTCTAAAACACCTAATAATAAATATGGGTTTTTAGAACCGCCAGTTGCTTTTTGACAAAATCCTTCCTCAAAAACATTATCAAAATCCTTAATTAAATCATTATAAAATTCTAGACTTAATCTAGCTTCTTCATCAATAAATTTTGGTTTTCCTGTTTCAGTTACAGAATTATCTTTTCTTAATTCGTTACTAATTTTTTCCAGTTTTTCTGATTTTTCTATTGCCTTATCATATAAACCAAGAAAACTATACATTGTTTCTAAATTTTCTAAATCGTAAGCAATTTCACCTATTTTATTTCCATTTCTATCTTCAACATCATCATAAATTTTTCCTGCATTAATTTTTATTACTCCCATATCTTTCTATCTCCTTTTATAAATATCTATCTATTGTTTTTCCATTATCATTTAATAAAAACAACCCTTCCATAACATCATTTGTATGTTTAGGAATTATAGTAACTTTTTTTGGCATTGATTTTATTTCCTCTATATTTTCTTTTCTATCCCAACCAACATCATTGAAAATAGCTTTCTTTTCTAAAAAAGTTAATTCTATTTTTTTCTTATGTTTATCGGCTTTTAACAAAATATCGTCAATATTACTCCAAGTCTCTATATAGGTTGTTTCTTTATCTTCTATTGTGTGTTTCAATATCATTTCCTATCTTCCTTTCTTTCTATCTTATAAAAACCTCGCCCTGTTTTAAGGCAAGGTTTATATCAATTTAAGCTGTTTCATAAATATAGTACATTACGAAGTCTGAACGACTTGCATCGCCTTCTTCGTAAAAAATCATATCAGAAGTAGGTATACTTGTTTCAGCAATGAATTTTTCGCCAATTGCGTCAAAATCTATTGTTCCGAAAGTTGGTTCTTTAATCATATTTACTTCAACTCCTGCTTGTAATTCTTGATTACCCATAGCCCAATCAGTAGGTACAACAACACCTTTTTGAATCCATGCAACTGGTTTTGCAGTTTCTTCAGTTTCCCCAACTTTCTTGTACATTTTTACGAATAAGAATTCTTTTTCAAGATCCGAAAGCTCAAATTGTCTTTCAATCGCCAAATCAACAAATTTTGCGAATTCAAAATCACGATTAATAGCTAATGGTGTAACTGTAATTACTTTTCCACCTTTTGTAGCCCTAGTTCTTGATTGACCTAAAACATCTTTTACGGTAGTTGTTTCATAATTTTGAGCAGTTGCCATTTCTTCAATTCCTGAACCAACTGCTTCATATTTTTTAGCCATATTATTTTCTCCTTTTCTTTATTTTTTAAAATCTTAACGGTGCTTTATTTGTTCTATCCGCTTTTTCTATATATTCAACTTTACATTGAATCTGATAACGTCCTACTCCAGTTTGAGTGGCTTCGATATATCCATCAGTTGTAGCGATTACTTTTGTAGCTATTTTGTTTCCTCCTAAATCTGGAAAAATTCCCGCCTTATTATTTTTTTCAAATTTCTTTTTTATCTTTTGGAAAAAATCAAGATTATTAATATTACTTAAAATATCTTCTCCCCATAATTCTACAGAAACAATATAAAATACTAATTGTTTCTTGCCATTTCCCATCACATCATCCGTTAAATTAGGATTATTAATAGGAATATTTAAAGAATAATTTGTAGGCTGTGAAGCTGTATAATCAAAATTAAAACGTTTTCCTTTTAATTCATCAATTTCTTCCAAATATGTATATAAACCTTTATACATTTAATCTTTTCTCCTATCTATAAAAGTCTGTATATCTTGAATAAGTTGTTCTTCTTGATCTGCCATCATTCTTTTATCCCAAAATGAGCCTGTTCCTGGTGTAGTCCAATGAATACCTTCTTGTGGCCAATGATAAACTATACTTGCATAGGCATTTGCTTCTGTTCCAGATGGTCCATAAATTACGCCATCATAATCTTCTTGTGCTGTTTCTCTTAAACCGCTTGGTCTAGCAGGAACTCCCACACTAGACGGGACATGTCTTTCCATTCTTACTCTAGCTCTATGAGTCATGTGTTGTTGAAAATCACCAGTTTTATTCATTCCTAAATCTTTAACCACATCATCAAAACTAGGCATATCAATTTTTGTTTCAACTATCTTTGCCATAATTATTGTCCCGAAACTTCAAAATGTGAAACAGTTCTATTAGGCAATATTTTCTTATCTACACTCATTATTTGATGTGCATAATCTATACCAAAATGATTAGCAATTTGAACTGTTGAATTAAATTCTCCAAGTGCATGAGCTAATGTATGTGGTGTTGCTAATATAATCATGTCACCTTTTTGTATTGTAAATTTTCCTTCAATATCTTTTCTAGTTTTTGCTGATAAATTCCATTCATCAGGTGATATATAATTAATTCTTTCATCTACGAACATAGATACACTATTTGCTGTTGATGTTCCCATTCTAATAGCATTTGCTTCTTTAACTTCATCCCAAAATACATCTTTCAAATCATATCTGATAAATCGACGATTTGTTCCAGTTCCAAAAGAGTTATATATAAGAACATCAGCATTAGGAAGTATTTTTCCTGCTTTAGGTTTTATTGATTTCATTTAAATACCTCGAAACAAAAGTCCAGTTAATGCTAATTCACGATTGATTATAATTCTAATCTTGTCTTCATTTGTTTTTTCATCTTTGACAAAACTTTGTGAAAATCCTCCATGAGATTGTGAAGCTACTTCTGTTTCGTTTTCATTAGTCCAAAATAATTCAGCTACACCACAAGTTGCTCTAAAAACTGATTTTTTATATTCTTCTAAAACTTCTTTATTTTTTAATCTATTCATTGTAAATTTATCGACTTCACGACTTGCATTTGTTGAATAAAAATTAAAAGAGGCTTCGGGTATGATAGCTTCTCTACCTAATAAAAATTTTTCTTTATATTCTGTAAATGTTGCATACATATTTCCACCTCTTTTAGTTATTTACTAGCTTTTTTTAGCTTTGTTATTTCTTCATCTTTTTCATTCAAAATAACGTTCATTTTGTCGATAGTTTCTTGTTTTTCATCAACAGTTTTTTTCAATTCCATTATTTCTTCATCTTTTTCATTAATTTCAATTTCAAGTTTTTTAACTTGTGAACTTTCAGAATTGTTTTCTTTTATTTCTACAATCTCAGCAACATGATTATTTATTAGTACCATTGCACGTTCAGGAGAAACATTTTCAAGCATATCTCCATCATCTATAAATCTGTCTAATTCGCCGTCGGAATAGCCTTTAATTATTTTTAATTTCATTTTCTAGCCTCCCTAAACTAAATAGCACCTTTTTCGTGTAAATAGATACCACTTTGCTTGTTTTCATAAACAAATGCGTCATGATATAATCTGAACTGATATTTCCAAGCATCTTTATCTTGATTTTCATCAGGTGTAAAGATTTTAGGTAATAATAATTTTTCAACTTGAACAATTGCATTTGGTTGAACAATTAAGAAATTAATACTATTACCCGCATTTGCAAATCCCCAATCAGAATTACCTGCTAATGTTTCGATTAATGTGTAGAATCTTGTAGGTGGAACATATACAATTCTCATGTTGTTATACATATCAAGAACGTTACTAACTGTTCCATCACTTCCCCATACTCTGTTTAATGCATGGTTTAAAGCAACTTTTAAATTAGAATTTACATATAATACTCTTCCTTCTGAAGTTACTTCCTTTTCGTCCATAAAACGAACACCTTCATCAATTTCTTCTACTATGTCATCTTTAGTTACTGTTCCAGTTGCTTTTCCTCCAGCCATTTTAGCGTATGTTGAAAAACGATAAGCATCTATTTCAGGAACTACTTGTTCTCTCATAAAATTACCTACAACTGTACCAAAAGTAAGATTTAAAGTTTCTTCGTCATCCATACGATCGACTGAAATTTCTTTACCTCTTTCTTGTGTCATTAAGAATGTTTTCCATTCAGCTGTTACATCTCCTTTAGGATATCCACCATTTCTTGTGTAATTTCCTAATCCTGTTGTTGAAACGTGTAAATATTTAATTTCTGGTGTATTTGTGAAATCGGGCATTACACCTGTATCCATTCCTGCTGTTCTGCTTTCTTCCTTATAGATTAAATCTACAATAGGTTGAAATTTTTTAGCAAGTTCTATACTATTTGCCATATTTTATTTCTCTCCTTTTTTATTTTTTAAATAATCCTGCACCTTTTTTTAGTGCATTAGTAATTGCATCATCTTCTGCTTCTTTTTGAATAGCAGTTGTTCCGCTTCCTGCATACATTGGTGCAGGCTTTAATTTTTCCTGAATTGGGTTTTCCTTTAAATATAAATCTATTGCTTCTTCAAAAGTAACTTCGTCAGAAACGAGTTGGTTAATTTTATATAAGTAATAATCCATATCTTTTTCAGGAATATTTTTTGAAGATAATAACTTTTCTTGCTTTAATTGTGTCAATTCACTCAAGACTTCGGTATGTGTAGTTTTAAATGTTTCATATTCATCAATTACTGCTTGCATTTTTTCAGTTTCAGTCTTTTTGCTTTCCTTAGCTTCTTTAACTGCTTTTAAATCTTCCAAAATATTAGCTATATCTTCTTTCTTCTCAATTCCTAATTGTTTTAAAAATGCTTGTTCTGTTTTTTTAGCTTCTTTAGTTGCAATTCGGGTTAAGTCCTCTTGAGTAAAGGTTTTTTCAGTTTCTTTTGTTTCTTGCTCAACTGATAGAGCTTGTTCTGTTGCTACTTCTTGAGTAACTTCTGTTTGTATTTCTTGATTTTCATTTTCCATGAATATCCTCCCAATTCGGTTATAAGTTCCGATAACTATATTTCCGTTGTTTATCGTCTTTCGGATAAAGACAAATTTATATAAATAAAAAAAGCGACCAACTAATTAAGATTTCTCTTAACAATCGGTCGCTTAAGGACGCTATTTTATATTTAATTTTATATTACAAATTTTCCAATAGAAGTATTAACTTCTTCCATTGGTAATCTACCACTTTTTATTAATTCACCATTTATAATTAGTACCTTGGAATATGATTTACAATGTCGACAATATAAATTGGCTATTACTGTAGTTTTTTCATCTACAGTCTGTAGCTTTTTGCCACAATCACAATAATAATATCCATTTTTAATCATAAACTTCCCTCACTTACATGTTATCAAATAAAATGTTGCATAATGTTGCATATTTTCATTTTTTTAATTATATTTCCCCTCATTTACATCCTAACATAGGAAAGTGGACATTTTGGGACATTCTATTTATTTTAATCATAATTTTTTCCTCAATTTCATGTTAACATCAAAAACGGTGCAAATGGGTGCATTTTATTCAATTTCCTCTCAATTTCATGTTAACATACTTTTTTGTTCATTTTTGTTCATATTTATTCATTTTCTATTACTGTGCTATGAGTAACACCGTCTAATGTCCATTGAATTTCGCCTTGAACTTCATTAAGAAGTTCAGGTGCTACTCCAAAATAAGGTAATTCTGGTCGTTCTATGTTTTGTGGAATTGGTTCTGCTAATTCATATTGTGCTAAAATAGGATTATTTTGCAAAAATTTTAATATTCCTGCTAAACTTTCTTCTTCTAATCTACTTCTCAATAAAGATATTATAACTTGAGTACTTCCAATAGTTGTGTTAGTTGCAATTCCTTCAAAAAATCTTACATTATCAGTATTTGTTGTATCAGTTGTTGAACCTAAAATTTTAGATTGTAATTTATTGCTTCTAAGTGGAGTATTTGTTTTTTTATCAGAAATGTTAAATACCACTGCTAATAAATTATTTCCTATTGTAGAAGTTACTAATTGATAAGCATAAATGTTATTTGTAACTGTTCCGTTTATAATTCCTTCTTTAATATATTTGTAATCTAAATTATCTCTAATACCATTCGGCAAGCTTCTTAAAGGTTCTTCTGTTTCAATTTCAGTAATAATTGGTTCTATAAATGGTTCATAAACTAAGTCTTCGCTAATATGATTACCTTCAATTATCATCATACGAATATCACATGAAATACTCGAACCTGCTATAACCTCAACATAATTTCTCATGCTTAAATACGTATCATCCGTAAACTCCACTTTTGTACGTACTAACTTAATTTTCTTACCATCCACAAATTCCACAGATGGAATTATAATACTAGGTATCCATTTAGTTGAACTTTCACCTCCCAACAAAATAAGTCTAGGTGTTCCGATTTTTTCAACATTTCTTATTTCAACTAAAAGTGTATAATCTGTATTTTCTTTCAATTTAACTGCATTTTTTTGTGTCCAAAAATTAATATATCCATATCCTGCAGTCGCAGTAGTATTATCACGTTCAAAATGCATCCAACCATCTTCCAATGGTGTCGCATATGTAAAAATTGTTGTCTGCCAAAAATTATGATTAGTAATTGGGGTTGACAAGCCTTGTTCTGTTATTACATTCTTGCCTCTTGATCTAACAATCAATTTACCTTTTTGAATTCTTTGTTCTGCTCTATATTCTTCCCAAGGCAATGCCGTACTACCTTCATTAATCATTATTGAGTCAAGTATTTCTTGTTCGTTTATATCAGTGGTCATATATTGAAGCACTAAATAATTATCAGTTGAAGTTGAAGTCGAAGTTAGTGTCGTTATAGCATCATTAACAACAAAGCCATTTAATTGAATTCCTGATGTTAATGAAAAGTCATTTGTAAAACCAAGTCTCATACGCGTTGAAACTATTTTACTAACAGTATAAGCAGTGTTTGGTTTAATTGGAAGTACCATTAAACTATTTCCTGTTACTCTACCAATCACTCCACTTACGTTTATAAATACACCAGTTCTTATGTCAGCATTATTTTTATCAAATAATTGATTACTTGCAGGAATAATAGTTAATCCTTCTGCTTTTCCTAATGCGTTCATTTCAGATGGAAATTCAGGTGATGGACTTTTTGGCACGAAAGGTTCCCAATCCGTCGAAACCAAGCCAGATTGTAATTGTAATTTACTCATTGCATTATCGAAAGTTAATCCTGAATTTATATATAAATAAACAAAACTAATGTCATTTACTTTTGTAAATGATGTACTACTTTTTCCTGAATTAACTGGATATATTTGATTATATAGATTCTTACTGTCGACAACTCTATATGCCAATTCTGTTGTTGGTGTAGTACCTGAAACAGAATAATAAGTAAATGTATATTCTCCTGTACTGGCAACATTTTCATTAAGCCAATCGGAGCTTGGAGTACCTGTTTTTACGATTACACCATTTGATAATTTTATACTTACAGCTGTTGTGGAAGTACCATTTATTGTTAATATACCATCTAGAATATTAATTTTTAGTCCGCTAATTTCGATACTACTATTTTTTATATTTAATAAATTCTTTCCTTGAACAGTAACTTTTTGTTCAGTTTTACCAAAAGTATCATATTCCTTAATCCATGGTTGGATTGAAGTAATATTCCTTATAAATCTAGCCCACTCACCTAATTCTTGATTTGAATCAAACGATAAATCTAAATGACGTAAAGCTTCGCCAATGGCATTAATACTCTCTTTTGTATATTTAAGTTTATCTGATAATGCCATTAAATCACCACCCGATTAATTGCGTCCAAGATAGTTCCTATGTCGCCGATAGTATTATTTATTTCGTTTATCGCATTTTCATTAACTCTACTTCGATTGTCAACTGTATTTAATAATATCCATTTTGCAGTAGCTTCTGCTTGCAGTATTTCCACATCTACACGATTTGCTTTATCTGCTAACAATATATTAATTTGGTCTTTTGTAAAATAATCAGTTAAATCGACTTTTTGAGTTTCTAACGCTCGTGCCTGCGTACCATCCCACCAAAAATCAGATACACCCACATCAATAATAAATAAATTATCACCAATATTTAAAGTCGCAACATTTTCTAGTACATCAAGCCACAATTTCATGTCTTCATAAGTGGCAAATACTTTTGCTCTACTTCTACCCTCTGCAATTACACGTGTCTCATCAATTTTAAGACGTATGTCGGCATGAGATGTATCATTAGTATTGTGTATATTTATATTAGTAGTGATTTCATTGTGCAATCCATCAACTTGATTTTCAAGATTATCTATCCTAAGGAGATCAGCAGGATCAAAGTTTTCTCCTTGTTTTCCTATTAAACTTTCTAACCATTCTTCTTCTGTGCCTACAAATCCTTTATTTACTGCTACTTGGTAAGCAGAATATCCATCTTTACCTTGAGGTCCGTCGAATCCTTGTATTCCTCGGATATCTATTGCTAATGAAATATCATCAACAATTCCATCTTCACCAAGAAACCCTATATTTGGTTTTGTTCCAGTTCCGTCTACCCAATCAATTATTTTCATGACATTTCGTCCATTATCTTCTATAACTGAAAAAATAGGTATCCAACCAAGAATAATTTTCCATTCACCATCACCCATGAATTGAAAGTTACCATCTAAATATTGAATGTAAGGAATGCTACTGTTAGGAGATTGAACATATATCGATCCTGGTTCAGGTTCAACTGGTTCGCCACCGTCCTCGTAACCACTTTCAATAACTTCAATTTTTACACTATCAACTGTTCTTAAATCTCCAGCAAATACTGATACTTTAATTGTTCCTTCTTCTTCCATAAAAATACTTGGTATTTTACATGCTCCGTTATCAATAGGAATGTTAACTGTATCTAATCCTTCTTTAGAAAAAATTACAGTTTTATTTAATCCATCCCATACATTAGAAAAATTAAACTTCGCATATATGAAATTTCTATTGTTTGTAGTAATTCTTTCGGCACCAGTTCTTGATATAACAAAGTTACCAACTTCAAATCCAATATATATATTATTCATAATTTATCTCCTATAATTCTGCCTGTATTTTTTTCAACATGAATAGCTTTATCATCATAAAATAAATTTATATCTCTAGTTTTTATATTTGTAACTTCTAAATATTCTCCAATATAATAATAACACCAATCAATTATTTCTTTTTTTAATCTTGCCATTTCCATATAAGATAGATTATCATTACTAATTCTTGCAGTAAACACAATGACTTTATCTCCATTTTTAATATGTTCTTTTGCTAAATTTATCATAGGCATTATTGGTTCTCCAATTTTCCAATATTGGTTATTGTCTTCTAAATGTTCGTCCCAATAAGCAAGAGTTCCATCTAAATCAATCGCTATTACACATTTTTTATCCATATTATTTACCTCTCAAATCTTCTAATTGTTCTAGTACTTTCATTATTTTATCAGTATATTGAAACTCTTCTGCTGTTCCAACACAAATATCATTTAATACTTTTTTATAATATTTTTCTAAACATTCAATTGATTTATCTAAATATTCTCTAGGATTATTTATACATTTTTTTGCTTTTACACCACTTAATGCTATTTCCTTATCCATAAAATATTTCTCCTAACTTATTTTTAATCAATCTTTATATAATGACTTCATTTCTTCACAATAATATCCATTAAATCTATGATTCTTAATTATTCCTCGTTTTTCTGCTTCTTCATATAATCTTTTAGGATAATATAAAGGATTCTTTCTTGTTCCTAATGGTTTTGGTTCTTCTTGAAAAAATTTTTGAACTCCATCTATTGCTTCTATTAAATTTTCTACTATTAATATATCTTTAATTTCGGTATCATCATTTTTAATTTGTATCGCTTCATTATTAAACAATTTTGCAAAATCATCAATTTTTGTTTTCATATTAGGTCTCCTATAATTTATCTCCAAGTGTGTTAAATAAATCTTCGTATTCATCACATTTTTCATCTCTTTGTGTGCAAATAATACATTTGCTTTTTTCACAATATATATGAAAACCCCAATCATCATCATTGTCATAATCAAAGATTAAATTGTCTTCATTATAATATTTACAATAATCGCATAAACTTTTGTATATCATATTATCCTCCTACGATTTATTTCCAAGTTTGATTATATTTAATATAACTACATAAACATCAAATTTATATTCTTTTTTATTCATTTCTATAATATCGTTTTTTATTTTTTGTATTTCATCATAATTCATTTTTTTAGCATAATGAAATGTATCTCCAAAACCATTATTATTGCTGTTTTTGTCTTTCCAACTATAAGAAACACAATATAATTTTTGTCTATTCATATTATCCTATCCTTTCAACTAAACAGTGTGCTAATTTTTTTTTAAATATTCATTTATAGCATTTAAAGTATTCATAACTTCATCTCTATCATATTGTTTTATATGCTCTTCTAAATCATAATAAGATGTTTCGATTTCTTTATTCCACCAATCAACTCGTTCTTTGGGAATAGTTAAACTGCCATCTTCATTTTTAATACATAATGAATGTAAATACTTTTGCCAATTAGCCCATCTTGTATGTTCAATATTAGCAAGTATTTCAATAAGTTCTTTATCATCTAATAATTTCAATAACATATTTATTCGTGTAATATTATTTATATAATCTCCATAACCATTAAAACCATCATTTTTCATATTATCCTACCCTTTCAGTCAAACTTGGACTAATCTCTTTTAAATCTTTAATTTGATTTTTTGAATATAATATCGTTTAGTGTAGTTATTGCCACCATTAAAGTAAAGCTTAAAAAACCTATCATAAATAACAATTCTATATTAAAGTAGCACGCAATTACTAATAACGATAAAATTAAACACACTCCGAACGTCACTAATGCTATATCAAATATTATTTTACTAAATATTCTATAAAACTTTTTTATCATACTATATCTCCTTCAATTTGTCTCCTAATGTGCTTATTTCTGCAAGTTCTTTAACTTGATTAACACCTAACGGACTAACTCTGCCTAAATCATCATAATTAATGCGTTCCCATTCATTAGTCAATCCTATTGCTTTATTAAAATTTTGATATTCTTTTCGCCATAACATTACTCTAGCTCTTGCTCTTAAGAGATTATCTGCTTGGCTTTCTCCTGCATTTTCATAGCCTTTGACACGAAGTCGCCAATTTCTAATTGTTCTCTCAATTTCTCTTTGTCGTTCTCTAGCTTGCCATTGAGTGTACTCTTTTCCTTTGTATGTTGTAGTTTCTTCTTGTTCTTTATCTTTTCTATCAAGCTCTTTTTCAGAATACATAGGTTCGTCGAATGAATAAATGTAAAAAATGTTATGATAACAATTCCAATCCTCTAAAGTTCCAACTTCACCTGTTAATGGATCGTGGTATTTTTCATATAGTTCTTGCTCCGTCAAAAATGGATTGCCTGTTTGTATATCTATCTCATCAGTTTTAACTTTACTAAATCTACGTCCTCCCCATAGATGCGATGGTCTATGTTGTGGATGCCATGTTATCTCAAATGTTGTTAATCTTAATCTATTAGCCTTATGTTCTTCATTTTTCCTAGATAATGACTTTGTTTGTGTCATAACTGAACGTCTAACCGCTACATCTATTCTATCGGTGTGATGTGGATATTGTATGTCTCTAATACCATTGTCTGTCATTGTTCTTATTGCATTTTTAATTCCAGTGTTATAATCAACACCTTTGTTGAATATGTCATTAGCCGTTCTATCCATTATCTTCTGATAAAATCCTTGTTGTTTGGTGGCAACTTTGAATGATGTGGGTTCAATTGATAATGTTTTGACCTTATCATCAACTATTTCAGTAAAGCCTAGATTATTGAATGTGCCTTTTATGTCTTTTTGTACTTGATTTATAGTTTCATTTGTGATTTTATTTAAGTATTTATCTTCCTTAAATGGAATATAAGGAATATTAGCCTTTTCGGTTTCTGATTTGCTTAATACATCCCCAATTATATACAATAGAATCATATCTTCAATTTCTTTATCAATCTTTTTACGATATTTTTTCTTTGTTTTTTGATAATATACATTGAATTTTTGGATATTTTCGGTTTTTACTTCATCAAAATCATCCATCGTTGCTAATTCATCAAACTTTCCTAAATCATTTGCAATATATTCCACAATCTTATTTTGGAACTCGTTGGCTCTACGCATTATCGGAAATGGAAGTTGTTCTAATTGTCTAGGAGTTAGCATATATTTGTTGCCAATACAGAAATTATATTAGAACAATATATTTCTAAAAGACAGGATAAACACATAATTGGAATTGCTAATATTAGCCATTTTCTTGATATATCATTTATAAATGAATATAAAATCAAGTTCAAACTAACTGTAATCGTAATCATTCCAAATAACATTCCTATTACATATATCATATCTATCTTCCTTTCTTAATTGTCTTGGTGTATAATTATTTATTTTATTTCTGTTTCACATTCTCCAAAAATATCTCTAATGGTTTGAATTTCTGGACTAAAAATATGATTTTGCATTAACCAAAATAATTCTATATATTTATCTCCTGTTAATTCTCTCTTTAATACTTCAAACAAAACATTCGTTTCAATTTTTGATAAATCAATCAATATATCTTCATTCATTAAATTATCCTCATCATCAGCCAATAACTCATTTAGAACATTTATTGCATTACTATCATCAATACAACAAGTTGAGTCTTCCTCTATGCCTTTTTCTATTATTTCTTTGACTTTCAACCATCTTTGAAGTTCTTCTTTAGGATATTTTATTTCGTTAAAATCATCTTCAAATCCCTTTTCGTAATTTGATTTTATTTTTTCTTCCAACATTTTTATATTTTTATTTACCATATTTATACCTCATTCATCAGCTAAGTCTTGTTCTTCTTCGTTTTCCGATAACATTTCCATTGCTTCTTTTAATGCTTCTGGACTAATTTTAGAAAAATAATCACTATTTTCAACAAAAAATGCTCTTAATTCTTCTTTTTTAACTATTCCTATTGAATATAAGTCTTTCATTCTTTTCAATTCAGCATCAAACATTGCTTGTTTTTCTTCTTGAGTAACTACAATGCTATCATTCCACCAAAATGAAGATGTATATTCACCTTCATCACATAAATCGTATCTAACACCCATGTCATACATAATATCAATAATATCTTTTAATACAGGTTCCCAAGTATCTTGAATCTCTTTGACTGTACTTCCAGTGTCTTCTCTTCCATGATTAACTTCTGTCGCAGTTTTTGCTACCTCGTTAACATCTGAAATTGTTCCATGTGCAATTCCTATTTCAGTCTCAACATCTCTTTTTAAGTCGTTTTTTCTGTCTTTTAACGATTCATTTCTGAAAGGTGGATTATAAGTATTGATATATCCATCTCCAGGAATACCAGTTCCATCAAACACCATGAATACATCTTCATCAACACCCCAATTTCCACGATCACCTTTTTTAAGCATATCAGAACTAATATTTTGTTTTAATCTTCCAGCTTTAAATTCATGGTCTGTCAATTCTTCTATTTCATCTATCTTTTGCAAAGTATTAATAGCATTTGTAAATAAAGATGAACCCATAGGTGAACGATTCTCTTCTGTTCCTAGTTCAGGCATTACGAATGTTGCATGCCAAGGTTTTTCAACATCATAATGTTCATATAATTCTTGTAAATTAGCCCAATCTGGAACATCTGAAAGTCTAGCTTTTCTGCCTAAAGTTTTATTGTCTTCACTCACAAAGACACGGTAATTTATCGAAAGAGTCTTAGTGTTTTTTGTATAAGTTATTCTTTCAAGTAGTTTATACTTCTTATCACCAATTTGTTTTATGTATAAATATGCACTATCAATTAAATTACCGTTTTCATCAAAAGCAATTGGGTAAAACATATCAGGTTCAAAAAAATCAACATATAAATTACCTTCATTAAATCCCGTTTCTTTATAAACAAAATCTCTTAAAAATACGCGTCCAATTAAAGTTCCGTTTTTATTTCCCTTTTCAACTGTTGTACGAAAGCCATTTTTTCCACTTACTGTAACCACTCTTTTAAATTGTTCATTAAGCCATTCTGCAGTTGGACTTCCAGTAATTTCACTTTGCAAATTTAAAGTAACTAATTTTGCTACTTTCTTACAAACGCTTTTTGCCACTTTTGTTGATTTTACTTTTGGTGTGTTCCATGGAGCATTACCATTAAAAACATTTCTCCATAATTCTTGCAATCTTATCATTTCATCGGTTGTTGCTATTTTAACTCCTAAAGCTTCTTCTATATCTTTAACACTAAACATTTGATTAAACCATCTCCTTATAAATCCCATTTATTTGCCACCTCTTTATTGTTTGATAAATCTGTAAATATTTCTTGTGAATGTGTATTCGAAAGCGTCATCTGTGTCGACATCTGTTGTTAAGTCATCTAATCTTTCATCCTTGCCAATTTCAGCAGGTTTCGGATTATATATCATTGTTTCCAGTGCTTCCTTTAATGTCTTACAATACTTTGTCCAATAAAATCTATCTTCGCCAATTATTCTATTTTCAAAATCAATACGATCATTTATTTCTGCTTTGTAACATCCTCTAACGATTACTTGTGGATATACCTTATTTATTGCTCTTTTTATTCCTTCTCCGATGGTTACTGACTCATTATCATATTCGAAATAATCGCATCTTCCAAATGTTTTAATTATAAATCCTACAAAATTGACACATATTTTTTCTATATCAATTGGTGCTATTCCATTCGGATATTTCTCTTTATCATTGTGAAAATGCCTTTCACTGGCTAGTCCGATTAAATCTCGATAGTTAACAGTTGTTCCTGTCGCTACTAGGCTATGAGCAGATTTATTTCCTCCTACATCGAATCCTACAATTATTTCAATAAATTTTGGCAATGACTTATTATCCATATCCCAAAAATACTTATTTGGATTATTAGCAAATCTTTTTAATATTAGTCCTTCTGCTTGTTTACGATTGCCCATAATATCTCGCTCATAATGAACTGTGCCTTTATCATATGTTTTTAAAATTGCTTCAAGCTTTTTATTAGTTATACTTAAATTATCCAATAAAGTGAAATGACCCCAGTTATAACCATAATTACTATCTTTCTTTTGTTGTTCTTCATGAAAGTTCAGTATTTCAGTATAATAAATATGATTAGGTGCTTTTGGGTTTAAATCATGATATATTTTTCTTTTATTACTTGATATTGTTCTATCGAATACTTCTTGAATAAATTTTGGATGACATTCATTTGCTTCTGTGATATAAGCGGTTCCGTAAGTGTAACCTTTGATGTTTGCTTCATCACCATCTCGTTTACCACCTGCATAAAAAATTATCTTTTCTCCAACTTTAGTTTGAATATATAAACAATCTTTTTTTTCGAATTTTCCTACCCTATATCTTCCGTGAAAATAATTCTTAACTCCATAACCATCACATTCAAGAATGTTTATTCTTGCTGATGATTGGTCAACTCCTCCAGCTAAATGGAATCTATCAGGATGAGTATCTAATTCAATACACCAAGCAAGGGTGTTGATAACATTCTTCGCACCTCTTTTTCCACCTTCGGCTACGTTAAACCAACATTCTAAACATTTTAATAAATAATCTATTTGTCTTTGTGTAAATGGTGCATATTTATTCATTTAATTTCTCGTTTTCAATTGGTAAGCTTCTATTTGGTTGTGGATTATTAATTAAACTGGCAATTGTTAATAAATTTTCGTTTATTGCATTATCATTAGGAGATTCTTTTTCTGCTATTTTTTCTTTCAATTCAATTTCACGTTCTTTTAATTTTAATAAAGGACTATTACCTATTTTTTCATCCATGTATTTTATGGCTTGCATATCACCTTTTGTAACTTGTTTAAATAATGAATAAATAGCTAACATTTCATTTGTCAACAAAGACTCATCGATTCCTAATTTTTTTAATCTATTAATTATCTCTTTATCTTTAATGGGCAATTCTAAAAGCATTTTAAGTAAATCTTTTTCCTTTTTCTTTTTTTTTCTAGATTCAACACTAGCTTTTCCACCTTTTTTTGCTATCTCTCGGTGTTCTTCAGGTGTTAGCTCGTTGAATGGTGGTTTTAAATTATTGTTATTAGCCATACACCTCACCTACTTTAATTTTCTTCATAACATGATATAGAAAAATGATTATCTTCTTCTATTTCTGAATACTCTTCAATCATTTTTATCATTCCTTACTGTTTCATTACTGTTTCATACTGTTTCATTTTCTTATTAATTTAACGATAAAGTCACTAAATTTTCAAAAAATAGTGCTTTTTTTCTATTTGGCACATTGACAAGGACTCGAACCTTGAACCATGGTTTTGGAGACCATTATTTTACCTTTAAACTATCAACGCATAATACGGAAAAAGGGAATCGAACCCTTATACCCAAACTTGTTGTATTATGATCATAACGCTTTATCCATTAAGCTATTTCCGTATAAACTATGCTCATACTTTCTGAACTTTAGATTAATAATAAGCTAAGTATAACAACTTAGATTCAGATACTATTACTATATCTTTAATGAGCATTATGTAGAATAATTACCTTTTGTTTATATATCTAATATTCAAAACAAAGGCTTTGCTAGGTATTATCATTAAGTTATCCCTAGACCGACAGTTCATAAATTAGAATTCGTAATATCTGCGATATTTAAAATTTATTCTACATAACAATCATTAAAAAGATTGAAGGCAAAGGACTTCCACCTTTGCATGATATAAAAGTTGTTGAACTCCTTTAGGCACCTTTACATCTTTCGAGTTTTGAGTTCTTTTTCCTACCGCGAGGTTCATCCTACCTAGCGTCTATATTCCGCCACTTCAATCAATTGCAGTCTTATCTCATCATGACTAGTACTTGCTTATTTTGTCGTACGTCAACTCGACATCTCAACTTTTTTTTGTGATAGACGACGATTTTCTATCCTAAAATAAACTTCACAATGCATGCCTTATTAAACTGCTTATAAGATACTATTATATTCTCAAACCATGTGAAGAGCCTAGGCTTACAGTTATTCCCCATCTTGGTAAGCTCCACGGTATACTGTTAAGTATTTCGGTTGTGAAACCTCATCAGCCATTTAAAATAATTAAATGATGGGCTAGATGTTCTCTATGTCAACTCTTCTGGAGAACCCACGGTTTCAAAATATATTAATACCCTATAAGCAACCTAATAGTTGCTTTCCCTTTTTCTAAAGGCTTAAACTGAGTAAAATGACGGGGTGGTTATTTCACTCATTTAAAGCCTATCATTCTTTACGGTGCAAATGGGTGCATTTTATTCAGTTTCTTCTTCAAATTTTTTTATTATTCTATTGATCTTCCACTTGTTAATGCCTCCGTGCTTAACACTTATTTTTGCATTATTCCATTTATACATTTTTTTTTCAATATAAATTTGCATGTCTTCATCATTATATTCTTTGTATATTTCATAAAGTTTAGAAACTTTATCTTTAATGCTTATTAATTCTTCATCTATTTTTTGTTTTTCTATTAATTTTATTTTATATATTTTTTCTAATTCGAATAGATTCATCACATCATCCCTCTTAAATTAATTTATTTTATTAAATATTGTTCTACTGGTAAAAATTGATCATCAATATTTAAAGTT